ATCTGCGCTCATTGCCTCTGCCATTTTCTTAGGTGTCCCGTAGCTCTCTGCTCCGTCTGCCTCTGTGCATACGGCGTAATATAAATCTTTCAGTCCCAGTGTCATTGTTTAATCACTCCTCTTTCAAAATCTCGACTGTGATAGGCACTAACCAGTACCCCGTTTCTGTTTCGTAGCTTTCTGCGTCTATGCTGTTGATATAAACGCCTGCTGCTTTCAATACCTCTTTTGTCTTATCAAGCTGCGCCTCAAAATCGCCCTTATGGAAAAGCGTAACTCTATACATTTCCCTGCGCTCTTTCTCTTCGTCGTCTGCATTTACCGCAGGCGTACCCAGCAGCCGCAGAAACGTATAATATGCGTCTGGCTTATCCCGTCCAGTGTAAACGCCTCTCTGGGCTGGCAACCCTGCGCTTTCTAAAATCTCCTGTATACTCATTCGCCTGTTTCACTCTCCCATATACTGCGCTGTGCCTCTACTACCTTTTCGTGCGCCTTTTCGTTTGCCACTGTCATATAAGGGCGTGCAGCGTGGCTACTTGTGCCGTACTCTGCCACAAAGCCGATTGTTGCATAGCGCACCTTGCTTTTATCTCCTTTTCTGTCGTTTCCATGCTTTGCCCGTCCCTGTGGGTATATCTCTACGTATTTCTCCGTATCGTCGCCCTTTACGTCCGTAGCTTTTATGGAATTGATAAAACCGCCCGTTTCATTCAGTCCCATTGCCTGTGCCTCTGCTCTCTGTGCCTCTATCAGCACATCAGCACCAGCTTTAAGCATTTTGGGGACTGCCTCAACTGTAGCCGCCTCTCTCCGGCTGAAAGCGTCTATAATATCTTCCAGCCCGACTGTGTTAAACTCTCCCATGCTTACACCTCGTTTCTGTGGCGTAAATCTGTAAGCGTAAGCTCTATGGTGTCTGTTCCTGTATCGTAGGTCTTAAGTACAAAATAGCGCCGCCCGTTTACTTCTACTACGTCCTCGCCGCCATAATCTGCCTTATGTACCTCGTACTTTGCCTCTACCAGCTTTCCTGTCTGCTGGCTCTTGAAATACTCGCTATACCCCACTGATTTTTTATTACAAAATACAGTACGGGTGCTTTCTTTCGGCTTTGTCGCAAATCCGTTTTTGTTTACCCTGTCTTTTTCGCTTACCTCGCTTATCAGCGTTATTTCGTCTATCCAGTCCATACCTTACCTCTCTTTTAGGTGTCCGTTTCGGACACATAGCCCAAATAAACGCTACCGCAATAGCAGTTACCCAGATATGCAGCATCTGTTTTATGCTCTAAGGCATCTATGCGCCCGTCCAATGTTTCCATGTTTTCGTAAACTTCTGAAAACGTATTATTTACAGCCTGCATATTGCTGCTTTCTCTGGCTTTCATTTCCTGTACCAATGCCTTTAAGCTGGTAAAGCTAAACCACCTCATGCCAGCGCCTCACTTATGCAAACAGGGCTTTTATTTCCTGCTGCGTAATTTCTGTAAGGTCTGCTGCTGTCAGTGCCGTTATTCCTTTTGTGGCTGTAAATTTGCCTGTTTTGTTATCATACGCAAGCCCTGTAATCACATTGCCTGCGCCCGTAACTGTTACGCTTAAGTCGTCCAGTTGGATAAGTCCCGCTACTGCCTCGTTGATTGCTTTTGTTACGTCTGCGGTCTTTGCGTATGTTTTCAGTGCATTTGCAATGGCTGCCGTTACTTCCGTAGTCTTTGCATAACTGCTTAAGTCTACTTTCCAGTCTCCCACCTTTTCCAGTTTACCGTTAATTACCATGTATTCGCTGTAAAGGTTTCCTGCCTCTCCACTGGCATTTTTTACCATGTAAATTTTCTTTTCTGCGTCGTCCGCTACTGTATCAATATCTCCCGTGCTGTCTACCATTACACGGCTTAAGTGGTCTGTCCCTGCAATCGCTGTGGAAATAGCGGCGGCTACCTCTGTTGCGGTCATTCCGTCTTTAATTCCATAGCCTGCAAGTGTTGTAGCTGCATCTGCTTTCCCGTTTATAAGGCTTTTCAAATCTTCTGTAAGATTTTCTACAGCTACCTTATCAAGCCCCCCCAGCGCCCCTATGTCTCCTTTTTCTGCATAGCGTTCTTTAATTTCCGCTACCAGAAATTTAAGGGTATCGTATGTAACTCTCTTAATTGCCATTACTCTTATTTCTCCTGTCCAAACAAATTCTTAATATCCTGCTCTCCTACTTCGTCGTCCGCAGTATCTGGCGTAACGCCGCCTGTGTATTCACTGGATAGGCTTAAGTGCATTTTAAGACACTCGTAAGATTTCCAGAATTGCTCTGATTTATCAGAGTATCCAAATTCTGCCTTGCAGTATAGCGTAATGGCTCTAATAATCAGTGCGTCTGTTTCTTCCAGTTTCTTTACGCCTACGTCCTGCAAATCCATTTTGCAGGCGGCTATACAGTCGTTTATTTCCTCTGTGATTTTCTTACTGGTGCTGCTGATACGCAGCGCCGCCCGCATTTTCTCGGTTAATGTTGTGGTATCTGCTGCCATAGCCTGCACCCTCTTTCTTACTCTTCTATTACTGCTGCTACGCCTGCCTCTTCCAGAACTGCTGCACGTTCTCTGCTTACTGCGTATTCGTCCCCAGTATCCTTAATCTGGTTTAATTCCTTGTCAAGGAAACGGCGCTGTGCTTTTACTTTTACAAGCTCTGTGGCTGCCTCTTCCTCTTCGGCTTTCGCTGCTGCCTTTCTCTCTTCCTCGGCTTTTGCTGCTGCCTCTGCCGCCTTTCTCTCTTCTTCGGCTTTCGCTGCTGCCTCTGCTGCTGCCTCTGCCGCTGCTCTTTTATCCTCTTCTGTAAGCTCGCTTTCGTCCGGTATGTCTACCTCAACCGCTGCGCAGCGTGTAGCAATTTCTTTCTTTGTTCCCTCTGCATCTACACCCAGCTGCTTTGCCAGTTCCTGCAAATCTTCTTTCTTGTAGCTTTCCAGTTCTTTAGCGTCTAAATACCCTTTCATGGTCTACCTCGCTTTCTGGCAGCCAGTGTTTATACACCAGCTGCCTTGTTAATTACACTGCTTCGATTTTCTTTACAACTACAAGGCTGTTTTTGTCTACTACCTTGCCGTCTACAAGCATAATGCCCTTTGTAATCTGGTCGTCTGTGTCGTTGTCCTCATACTTCTTTACGCCCATAGAGTAGTTTGTATTAAGCACGTAGTCCTTGAAATTGAAAAGGAATGCAAAAATTGTATCTTTCGCAAGTGCTGCGCTGTAGCTTGCTACGTAATCGCAAAGTACAACTGTTCTGCCTAAAAGCGTTCTCTCCGGCTTTCCAGATGTTCCATAGTTCACTTTTGCGATAGGCTGCCCGTTCTTATCTGTCATGCCTACATACTCCATAAAGGTCTTTTTACTCATGCACCACACAGCGCCATTTTCATAAGCCATAGGTAAAGCACCCTCTGCCTTAATCAAATCACTGTAAGACGGTGCGGCGCTCTCGATTGTCTGCCCGTCGGCTGGTGTCTCTGCTAAAATTCCTTTCGGTTTTCCTGTTCCGTTTCCGTCAATGATTGCCTGCTCTAACGCTTTTGTCATTGCCTCAACAATATTGTTAATAAGCAGTGTTTCAAAAGCGCTGATTGCCATTGTATCTACTTCCAGAGATACGGCTACTGCGCAGCGCAGCTTATGGTATGCAAAAGTAATCATGCCGTCTTTTGCAATATTCTTTTTCTGCTTGTCGCTGCCTGCTCCCTCATTTACCCATGTTGCAGTAGGCTTTACAGTAGATACAGGGATAGAAACGCCGCCCTTGTATGCAGTTCTGGTTACAAGAGCTAAAATCATACCTGTGCTTTCCAGCTTTTCTACAATCTGGTTAAGCACTGTGGTAGGGATAACTGCGCCTACGTCTGTGCTTTTGCTTACCGCATCTGCTCTGTACTCTTTCGGCAGCGCCTCGCCTCTGCATACATATTTCATAAATGCTTTGCGGTATTCCATGCTGCCGTATTTGTCGTCGTTATCGCCCTCGCCAGCTGCTCCCTTGAAATTTCTAAGCACTCTCTGCTGTCCGCTGCCGTCTCCCTCTCCGTCGCCTACGCTTTCGCCTGCTGCAATTCTCGCAAGCAGTGCGCTACGCTTTTCTGCTGCTGCCTTAATTGCCGCTCTCTCTTCCTGTAAAGCTGTTACCTCATTCTCCAGCGCTGTAATTTCTTCCTCTTTCAGCTCCGCTGCTCTTGTGGTAAGCTCGTTTTTAATTGCTGCTAATCTTTCCTCAATTTCTTTTAATCTCATTGTTATGTTTCCTTTCTGGTCTTGGATTTTATAAGCTCGCTCTAATCTTTAGTATTGCTGCCCGCCTCTTAAGCAACTCCTGCCGCTCCCGCTCGTAACTCCTACTCGCAAAAGCACGGGCGCTTATTTCAGTATCTCCGTTTGCTGGAATGCTCACGGCTGATACATCATAAACTTTCTTGATTTTCAAAATCGTCCTTGTATGTGTTTCTCTGTCGTAGCTTTCCTCTGCTACGCTAAAAGCCCATGACATTTTATTTATCATGCCCGCCTCTATGTCTTGGTATAGCCCACGGGCTAAATCTGTCTTGCCTAAATCAGCCGCCACCTTAAGCCCTTTATAGTCCGGCTGTAAAATCAGTGTCTTATTTGACTGTCTGGCAAATACCCTGCCCTCATGGTCGTACTGCATGATAACGTCGCTCATGTCTGCACCGTCTAAAGCGTGTGCGTCTATTCTTTCGTAAATCTTTGTGCCGTCCTCAAATTCATACAGCAAATATGGCGTATCAAACGTAGTGGCGTAACCCTCTACGTAATACTCCGTCTGTATCAATTTCGTTGCACTCTGCGCTGTCAATGGCGCTGCCAGCGCCCTATATTCCCGCTCTTTCTTAATCGGCATTATTTACACCCTCTTTCTCTCCCAGCCCGCCTGCTGGTTCGCCTGCTGCCGCTGGCGGTGTCTGCTGCGGCTCTGCCTGCTGCCCCGTTGCTATGGGCGCTTGCTGTATAATTATCTGTGGCTTTCCATTACTGTTTTGCAGTTCGCTTACCTCGGTATACTCTTTGCGGATATAATACTTTTCCCCGTCCTCAACGTGTGCCATGTTCCATATATCCATAACGCCGTTTCTGTTCAATAGCGCACGGTCAAAAAGCTGTGTGCTTACACTTAACTTTGTGGCGTTGCTGGCATATTGCAGGCGGTTTGCTGAAAAGAAAATAGCATTACCGCAAGCTCTTTCTCTCTCGGTAAAACTCATATTTGTCATAACAAGCGATAACTGTATTGCAAACGGTTCTATTTTCCCCTCGTAGTAAGCATTCCACGTATTTTCATCAAATTTATTTTGTAAAATATCCATGTTTGTACCAAAATGCGTGCATACATTTTCCTGTATATTCTGCATCTGCAATGCGTTTGGCGTGTATGGTTTGCTCTCTACCTGTTTCAGCTCACTAAACTTGTTATCATAAATTATCATGCCGCTATCGTTGTCTGCGCTTAAGTTATCCTCGGTAAAACGCTGTCGCTCTTTCTTTATATCCTCTGGTTTCAACATATTTGCCACTTTTGCCAGAAAGCGGATATTTGCAGAATTTTTGACAGCGTTTATAATTCCCTCGTTTTGCGTATGTATCAGTTGCATTGTTGGCTTAAGTGTTCTGTTGTCCTCTCCGAAAAGGTCGTCTGTGTATTCAAAGTCTGTCATAATGCCTACACGTTCAAACTCTATAGCTCCATGCTCGCCATTTGCAAACAGATACCGTAAATACACCTGCCCTGCTGCCTCTACGACTTCGCAGCGTTGCGCTCTCAATGGATACCAGCCACAAAGCCGCCCGTACTCGTCCTCGATAGGTATAATAAAAGCGGTGTGTTCCACCGCTACATACGTTGCCAGACGCTTAATAAATTTTGTTGTGTCCATAAAATAGTTGGGCTTATGCTGTAGTGTCTTTTCCAGTGACTTAAGGGCGCTGCCCTCAATCTCCGGCTTAAGTTTACTGCAATGTGTCGCAAAGCTGTTTACTGCCGTTCTGGTTAAATCCATTTCATATACGCCGCCGTTATAACTGGTAAACGTCGGGCTGTATCCGTTCAGCATTTTAAAATAGCTGTCGATATATCGCAGCTCTTTACCATGAAAAAGATAATCTAAAAATTTCATGCCGTTTACTCTCCTTTCTATGCGGCATTTTTAAGCAGCTCGCCGCACTCTTCCCAGTATTTCTGCCGCACGGTCATTGCATCTATGACAGATACAAAGCCGTCGATATGCGCCCGCTGCTCGATTTTTATAGGTCTGAATTTTCTTGTTTCCATGTTGTGCTTAAGCGCAACATTTAAGAAATGTGTCTTTAGTAAATTGTTGTCGGCTATCTTAAAATCGCCGTCTTTTATGATGCCCTCAAACTCCCTTATAACTGGTGTAAGGTTTTCGCCTTGGTAAACGTCGTCCATGTGAAAACCATAATTTGCCATATCGGTAATAAGGTACTGAGCGCTGTATCTGTCGTAGCCGATTTTTAAAGGTCGTATGCCGTAATCTTCCAGTAACATAGTAAACCAGTCGTAAACGTCGTGGTAGTCTACGTAATTCTCGCCGCTTAAGGTTATCAGCCCCTTTTTAACAAATATGTCATACGGCACGCCGTCCGTAGCCTGTAAGTATTCCAGCCTGCCCCGTGGCATAAAGAACTGTGTAAACGCATACAGTGTACCGTCTTTCTGAATAACCACACTGGCTGCCGTTAAGTCCGTTGTCTGGCTTAAGTCGATACCGCCCACTGCGTAGCAGTCCCTAAAGTCCTCTAAGGTCTTTTCTACTCCGGCGTTCTCTACTGTCTGATATTCCAGCCATGCAATAGAGCTGTTCTGCTTGATATTGCAATACTTTGTAAGGAACTCTGCTTTTTTACTTAAGCTGCCCTCTGCTACGGCTATCTCGTCCATAAAGAAACTTTCTTTTACGGATACGCCCATGTTAGGGTTAGCCTTTTTCAGTTCGTCTATGTCGTTCCACTTCTCCACATCATCAATCATGTAAAGGAATGGTAATAGCCTGCGCTCTTTGCTGTTTCCTTTCAAGAAACTTGTGCTACGTTTCATTAGTTCATCATAAATACTGTCGTTGATATATCCGGCAGTGCTTATGCTTAATATCATAGGTTGAGTACGTGCGCCTAAAGCGGATTTCATAACCTCATACTGCTTTAGTCCAGCGTCCCCGCTCCATGCTGCCATTTCATCACATACCACAAGCTGCGGGTTAAATCCGTCTGACTTCTTGGCATTAAAAGCAATCGGTTTTATTACCGTGTTGCTCTCCGCAATATAAATATCGCTGCGCCGTTTCTTTGCCAGCTCCGCTAACTCGTCCTCTGCCTGTACCATTTGATAAAATCCGTCATACACCAGCGCCGCTTGGTCTAATTTCGGCGCTAAGCAGTATATTTCTTGTCCATACTCCGGCTCTAAGTACGCCATATATGCAATAATCGCAGATGCAAATAAACTTTTTCCGTTTTTTCTGCCAATTACAATAAAAATTTCACGGAAAATACGTATTTTTTCTGCGTCCTGTATGCCAAAAATAACAGAAACTATGGCTTTCTGCCATAGCTCCAACTTGATTAAATCATTACGTCCCTTGCTGTGGTGGCAAAAGTTCTCTATGAACCGTATAGCCTTATTCGCAGCCTTTGCATTAAAAAAATACTCCTGCTTTTGCAGCCCGTTTATAATGATTTCGTATATTTTCTTTATCCATTTTCCCGCTATGATTTCGCCGCTTGTAATCTTTGCGTGGTACTCATAGATATAATTTCGATAAGGCGGCAATATTGCTTACTCTTCCCGCAAAGCCGCCAGCCTGCTTGTCTTTCGTTTCGCAGCTGGTACTAATTCCGTAAGCTGCTTAATCACTGCTGCATAGTTCTTACTAAGCGCTATGTAAGTTTCTGCCTCTGGGCTTTTCTTTGTTCCCCACTGGTTCTGCCCGTTCTGGTACTCACTCGTCCAGCCGTCTTTTTCAAGTTTCGCCTGCAAGTCGTCCAGCTCAATGCTCATAAATGCAGCCTTTTCTATCAGCGGCGTTACTAATTTTCTTTTGTTTTCGTCTAAGTCCTTGAAAATTCCCTTAAGTCTGGTCTTTTCGGTCTTTATTCTCTGTTCTTTGGTTTTCTCTTTCTTTGTTGCCATTCCTTTACCCCGCTTTCCATTCCTGCGCCGCACCACACCCCCTACACCACCCGTGCGCACGCCCGTAGGGTAATTTTAGGGTATCCCCCTCGGTATTCGCCCCCTTTAATTATTTTTCTGATATGGGGGGGAGTATGCCGCCGTTCTCGTCGAACCGATACCGCTTATGTCTCTCCTGTTTGTGGTGTTCCTTGTTGTGGCAGTCTTGGCACAACGCCTCTAAGTTATCCCAGCACAACGTAACACTTATGTCGTTTATGTTCTCTCTGTTAAGCCAGCGCTTATGATGCACTATCTTTGCTGGTTGCCCGCAGCGTTCACAAATATAATCTTGTGACATTAAATAAGCGGCTCTGGTTTTTTCCCATGCCGCTGATAAATAAAAACTCTTAGCCCATGCTTTCATACTGTCCCCTCTCTTTCTTCATTCCCCAGCGCCCTAAGTTTCATGCGCTGGGTGGAGGCTAAAGAATGAATAGAAAAAGAGTAGGCAACTGCTGCCGCACATGGCTTAAGCTATCGCCTACTCATTTCATGCTACCATTGTATCTCTTTTGTTTTCCCATGTAAACACCACGTTTTTACCACGATATTACCCGCTGCTGCTCTGTTATCATTTCTCTTACTGGCACGCCTGCTGCTCTTAGCTGCTCGTATATACTCCTTATCTCGTGTCTAAACCAGCCTACATACTGCATGGGTACTGGCTGATATTGCCGCCCCATAAATGGGTTATCTGCATACGCTGCCACCTGTGAAAACTCATATAGCAGCAGTGGCTTACTCTGGTCTAATAATAGCCGCAATATATATGCTGTCGTTCTTCCGTGTAGCCGTCCCTCTGGCGGCTGCCATATCCCAGTTATTATATATAACCTCTGCCACTCGTAAAGCTCAAATCCTAACGCCTGCTCTATATGCTTTATCAACCTGTCTGCCGCCTGCTGTTCTCTCGCTGTTTCCCGCTTTCTTTTTATCCATGCTTTTATTTTTTCAAACACTTACTTTACCCTCTCTTCGTCAATCCCCCACAATAATACTGACAGCTCGTTTATGATGCCCGTAACCCAGCGCCTCGGTGTGTTCTTTCCTGTGTCCAGTTCCTCTGCAATTTCCGCATAGTCCATACCCTGCATGAAATACATTTCAAAAGCCTTGTACTCTACGCCTCTGCCTGCTGCCTCTCTGCGACGCTCTATCTCTTCTACTGCCTTGTCTATATGTGCTGTCATTATCAATGTCTTAAAGCGTGTGCGTCTGATACTCTCTAAGTATGTACGCTGCTGCTCGTCCGTCATGCCCTTAAGCTCTAACTGCTGCCCGTCGCTTATGGCGTTCTCGATATGAAAAACCGCATCACGGTAACATTTCATAAGCGTAAAAGTATTGTGGTATTTCTCTTTCTTCCTCTCCTGCTTTTCCTGTCGTTTCAGTTCCGTTATTGCAGCCTTTGCCTGTTTCTGCATCAGCTCTGTTAATTCGCTTTCATGCAGCTGTACCCAGCTTTCAGCCTCTGGCGGCATTTCTACCCCTGCCGCCGCTGTTGTCTTTGTTTCTTCCTGCTCCATGTTCTGTACCTCGCTTTCTGTTAATTAAACGGTAGCTCTTCGTCTGCTCCCTCTGGGATATTCATAAACCCGTCACTCTCCGGCAGCTGCTGCCCTCTCGCCTCTGCCTCTGCTTTGCTCTCTCCAAAGCCTACGCTATTTGCCACAACCTCTGTGTAATATACCTTACTGCCCGTGCGCTGGCTCTCGTAGCTGCCTGTTTTAATCTTGCCAGTAACCTCTACCCTGCTGCCTTTGCTTAACCATTTCTGCGCCCATTCCGCAGTACGTCCGAAACACTTAATATTTATAAAATCTGTGTCTTTCCCGTCGTCTACTGCAAGCGTAAAGCGGGTAATAGCTGTGCTATTGTCCTGCCCGCCATATCTAAGCTCTGGCTCTCTTGTAAGCCGCCCTGTAAGTGATACGTTATTCATTCTCTCTGCCCCTCTCTTCCAGTTTGTCCAGCTTTGAAAATATAGCCAGCAATTCCAGTGCTATAATTCCCAGTAAAATATTAGTCATTTTCTACCGCCTCGCTTTCTTCTCTCAATCCTGCTGCCATATTGCTAAACGCCGCTGCTACGTTCTCACATAATGCCGCCAGTGCTGGCTTTATACTCTGCGCCCAGCGGTTAATAGCTGCCGCCAATGTTTCTGCTGCTGTTGGCAAGGTTTTATTTATCTGTCTTGCCATTTTTCTTGCAAGCCTGCGCTGTTTTCGCTTGTCCAGCTCTAACGGCGGGTTTACTCCATGCTTTTTCTTATAGTTCTTTTTCCACTGTCTGTATTTCACTGCTTACGCCCCCTTTCTCCATATCACATACGGCAATATCCATACTGGCGCTGTTATTATCAACACCGCTTTTGCTGTGCATATCGTCACAAATACTGCTACGTCTACTGCTGCCTGTCCAATTTCTTCCACTGCATCTACTATGCCGTCCATATACTCAAACATTTACTACCCCGTTTTCCTGCTTAATCTCAATATTTCTGCCGCCTCGCTGTTTTATGATTGCCTCTACGTGCAAGTATGCAGGCAGCATAACCACGCTGCCTGTTCGTAACTGATATTCTACGCTTTTCCGCATCTTCTCGTATTGCTCTGCCTTGCAAAACGCCGTACAGCCCAGAATAATTGTAAATACCTGTGCTTTCTTCTTTTTCCGCTGCCGTCTATTCATGTTCTGCCCCGCTTTCCGTGTCCGTTTCGGACACCTTACCTGTATAGTCTGTTACTCTGATACCCAGAATACAGTAACCCTCTGTAAGCCCTGTATAATCTTCCAGCATATAAATAATATCTGCATCAATCGTGCGCCCTGTGTGCTTACCGTCCTTAAATTCCAGCATTTTAAGGCTGTCGCCCTGTTTGTATCCTCTGTCATTCTTCCGCAGCTCAAAGCTCTTTTTCCCGCTTATTACGTCCTTGTAATCAGATGCCACTATCTTTAATTCATGTTGCTTATGCTCTATATTCCCCTCGCTTGGCAGATGCTCCATTTTTTCTGTGTCTTCCCGCTCCTGCAATTTTTTCTTTGTCTGGCGGTCTATAGCGTCCTGCTCTTCGCTGTATCGCTGTTCGTCTGTCTTTTCAGCCTCTGCCTTATTTATGTACTGGTCGCATTTCTGGCACGTTCCCGTTTTTACGTTGCAGTCCTTGTATTTCTGGCAGGAATAGCACAAAGACGTTATGCTTTCTGGGTGCGGTGTTTCGTAATCGTCCCCTGCCTTTTTCTCTGCTACCTTTTCCGCTATTTCCTTTGCCCTCACATTTTTGCCCGCTGCTGCTTTTTCCGCTATTTCTTTCTGCTCGTCCTCGTCCAGCTTGGCTGCCTCGTATGCAGCGGTAATACCTAAATTGCCCTCTTTCAGCTGCTCTTTAATCTCCGGCGTTGCGTTGTTGTTGATTGCGTCCATTCTGGCTACGTTTGTGCTGCTTTCGTTTATCATAGCCGCCACTAAATCACGCATTTTGCCTTGTATCTCTAAGCCGTCCTCTTCCTTGGCTCTGATAAGCGCCGCTTTTGTACGCTCTACTAATCTGGTTTTTTCATAGGCTGTAAGCTCCTGCGTAAATCCGTTGCCAGCCAATAAGCGCAGCTCATACATTGCCTCGCTCATATCCATAAAGCGGTAAAGCACTTTCTCATACTCCTTATGTCCCCGCTCTAAGTTCAAAATATTTGCCGCATTACGTCTGTGTCCGTCGATTATACGGTATTCCCCGTTTACTCTCGCCAATACTGTAGGCTGTTCCTGTCCTACGTGTAAAAAGCTGTCTGCCAGCTCTTCTATGTTCTCTAATTTCTGGTGCGTATTCTCCTGTGCTGCCTTTACTTCATACGGGCTTAAATAAATCTCTTTGTATCCGCCCGTCTGTGCCTGCTGCCCTGCTGCTTTCGTCTTTGCGTTCAAAATATCGTTAATACCAAACTTTGCCATATTCTCTACCTCGCTTTCTTCTCTGTTTCTGTTCCCAGTCTTAAGCAACCGCCGTTTTTATATGCCATGCACTTACTGCCGCTGCATCTTACAAACAAATTACGCACATTCCTTGCGCCGTTCCTGTAGTCTACCAGCATACTGCTTTTGAACGGGCAAAACCGTTTTTCTTTATCCATACCCACTACCTCGCTTTCCCTGTATACGCTGTTACAAATTTCTTGTACCCCTGCGCCGCTCCGCAGTATGGGCTATACTCATAAATCGGCTTACGCATGAAAGTATTTTCTGCTACTTTCTTGGAATACCGAATAATACCCAAAATATTAAAATCTGTCTTTTGTTCCAGCCACTCTACGCCTGCTGCCTCGCCGTCTGTGTTCTGGTATGACGTAATCAGTACGCCTGCCAGCTTTAATGCTGGGTTAAATGCCTTTGCGTCCTCTATCTGTTCTGTCACAATGTCCAGCCCCTCTAAAGCGTCCTCGTCCACCTTTACGGGTACTATTACCTCGTCCGTGATTGCAAGCGCATTTATGACATTAAGCCCAATATCCGGCGGGTTATCAATGATGCAGTAATCATACTTGCCGTATATGGTGCAATCTCCGTAATACTGTATCTTTGCATATACCAGCGCTTTGTATCTCCCTATCTGGTTTTCGCTGTCCTCTTTGGTTAAATTCCATGTAGCCCCAAATAATGACATATTCGCCGTTACAATGTCGATACCCTCATACTCTGTATGCTGTATCAGCTCGTCTGCGTTTTCCCAGTCCCCAGCCAGTAGCTTTGTGACTGGTGCCACGTTCTCTGCATCATATCTGCTGTACGCCTTGCTTAAGTTTCCCTGCTTATCGTTGTCAATCAGCAGCACCTTATAGCCTCGCCTGTAAAGCTCATACGCCATGTTTGCCGCTGTAAAGGTCTTGGCTACGCCACCCTTTAAATTCAAAATGCTTATTGTTTTCATTCTTTGCCTCTCTTTCCTGCGTTCGCCTCTAACGCATGGTTACTGTTTCCTGTTCTTTTGTAAGCTCGTCTGAATGTAATAAATACTGCTCTATCAGCTGCGCTGCTGGCTGCCAACCGTAGCAGACGGCGGTATAATAGCCCTGCTGCCGTAGATACTCTAACCACTCTTTCTGTTTCTTGGTCGTTGTGTTCTCGCCTGCCTTAAGCTCTATGTAAAGCCCATGATACCCAGCCCTTGCAGCTGGTAGCATAATGTCTGGCACGCCAGCCTTTACGCCCTGCCTCTTAAGCACCGCTGCTGTTGCTTTATCACGTTTGCCGCCGTTTGGCACATGATACATATATTGCAGTTCCGGCATAAGCCCTGTTCTGTATGCAGCCCAGCTAAATAATGCCTCTTGATGCCCGCTTTCGTCGTCCAGTCTAAAGTTTCTCATTTTCTCGCCTCGCTCTCTGCTTAAATTCTACATACTGGCAAATTCTAAAAAGCAGCCCGTCCTTATGCGGCTTGCTGTTCTCTATCGCCAAAAGCGTTATTGTTTCCTCGCTTTGTAGTCCTGCATTTCCCAGTACGTCCCAGCGGCATATATCGTAGTATCTGCACCGTAGGCAGCAGCGCTTACAGTCCTTGCCTTTCTGGAATAACCAGTATTTAATTTTTTCTATCATGTTTTCTGCCCTTTCTGCTGCCGTTGTCTTTCCAGCTCTCCTGCTGCTCAAAAATAGCCGCTGCAATTCTAAACGCCAGATATGCTGCCACAATCAGTGCCAGCAGTCCGGCTATTATCAACACTGCTGCAATGGCAACGCCCTTGATTATCTGCATTTCAACCCCCCCTATCTGTTATTTTTACTAATGTGTATCTTAAATACCCGTAGCCGTAATACTCTGGACTGTGTACCCCCATGCTTACGCTGTTCTTGTCCACGTAATAGCCCTTTATTGCTTTTGGCTCTTTCTTGAAATACTCACGGTCTGAAATTATGTGGTACTCTGGTTCTGGTCTTACTAAATTCTTGCTGCAATTCCAGCGCTTGCCCTGTAATGCTCCGTCAGTACCCTTTTTGTGCGTTCCTGTATACTTGATTAAATAACTTGCCAGCTCTGCATAGTTGCCGCTATCGTCCAGTGGGAATACCTTAACCCTGTTATGCCCCTCGTATGCCTTATACCAGCAGCGTTGTAAAATCTCTGTATCAATTTTATTTACTACAAGGTGGTGATGCCTCGCACCTTTCTTGCCTATCTCCATAACGTGTATGTATTTGAACTCTAACCCTGCTTTTCTGTACTCCTTTCTGCACTCCCTCAAAAATACGTCTATGTCCTGCCGCATCTGCTCCGGCGTTCTGTCCGGCTCTCCTTTCCTGCGGATATAGTCAAGCACTAAATGGTAGTCCCCATAGCCATAGTTTGCATTTATGAGTATCCTTAACTTTCTCTCTGCCTGTCTGGTGTTTACTTTCTCCTGCTCTTCTTTTGTTGGCTTTACTTTATCCCCTCTGCTGATACCTTTCTTTTTGTACCTGCTGGTAAAGTACCTCTCTATCTCTATCGTATTTCCCGCTTTTGTTACCCTCTCTACGTATGGCATATATCTACCTCTCTGTCGGTTCGTTAATACTTTTATCAAGTGTTAAAACGGGCTGCCTGCCCGTTAAATTTCTTGACTTTGCGCCATACATAGCTTATAATTTTTATAGTATTTCAAAGCTGTATAGCTTAGCGCCTATGGTGTTTCCCCACCGTAGGCGCTTTTATTTTTTCATGTTTCCTGCCGCTCTCTTATGCGGCTTAAGGCATACTCATAAGCCCGTCTGTACGGCTCTCTGCAATCGTAGCCCGTGCAGTTGTATAATTTGCTGCCCTTGCAAAATTCGCAGCTATGCAGCTTTGCGTAATCGCTCGCCGCCCTCTCCTGTCGCTTTTCCTCATATTCCAGATGCCGTTTAATCTGGTTTGCATCTATAACCGCAATTCCCAGCATATTTGCTGTATGTATTTCTCTGTCCATTCCCTCTGTTATGCCGTATTTCACACCAGCAATAACAAAATCGCAGCCTTTCAGCAGTGCAAGCCCCGCAGCCATGCCCCTTGCCCGCTCTTCCGGCTTTTTATCGTCCATGCACTGCGTCATATATAAATGCGGCGTAATGGGTGCTAAGCCCGCCTCTAACGCCTGCCGTGTCAGCTGCTGCGCATAATCTATGTTTCTGTCCAGCTCTGCGCCGTCTTTCGCCCTGTATGGGCTGCATATATAAACCTTTCTCATGCCTTTTTACCCGCTTTCTGTTGTGCCTCTGCCCGTGCCTGTTCATTTCCTGCCAGATATGCTGCTAAGCACATCAGCTCGTCTGCTCCCTTTTGGTCTATAAAATTACAATCAACGCAGCATTTACAGTACCCCGTAATCTGTAAATATCTGTCGTATACTTCCTGTGGTGTCTGGCACTGCTTTAAGCTGTCCACCATGCCTGTAAGCTGCTGTATTGCCTTTATGCCTGCCTCGCCGCCCTTTCCGTGTATCCCTACTGTAATCTGCCGCATTTTTGTTGCGCCGTCTGCTCCTAAAATTGTTTTACTCTTCATTCTGTGCCTCGCTTTCTTCTTTAAACCCAGCCAAAAGCATAGTCATTGCATCTATCGCTGTATCAAAATGTTTCCCCAGCTCTGCTGCGTCAATAAGCCCCTGCTTTGTGTTTCTTCCGTTCCCTTTCATTACTTTCGTTTGCAAAATAGGTTTTAACTGGCTAAGCCCAGCTATGCTGTTCTCTAACTCTTCCTCACTCACGCAGATTTTTACATAGCCCTTGCCGATATGTTCAACACTCATTTTCTGCCTCTTCCTTTCTTCTAATCAGCCGTACCGATACCTCATAAGCTGTGCGCTGTTCTCTTTCTCCTGTGGCTGCATCAAGTACCTTTTCATACTGGCGGCTCTGATACCGTCCCAGCAGCTCTACAGTGTCGCCCTGCTGCCACTGCGCCGCCTCGTCTGCCTGTTCCTGCCAGCAGATGCACGGTAAAAAGCAGCTGCCGCCTGTAAGCTCATTTCTTACCTTTACCGTAATATCAGTAATGCGCTTGCCTCTCGGTGTTTCTCTGTATGTTGGCTTATTCGCTATAACGCCTCTTACTGCCGCCTCGTCCTGCTCTACTGCCTTTTCCGATACCGCCACAAAATCTGCCAGAATATATACCAGCAGTCTACCGCTCTGGAAGTCCTTAAGTGTCTGCACCTTACCTGTCAGTAAAAGCCTGCTGCCCTCTACAAATTCCTGCATAACGTCAAATTCTATGCCGTTGCAAGCCCTGTATGGTACGTCCTCTGCAAATACTACCGTTACCTCGTCCGGCACGCCGCTTGGTCTTACCGTTTCCAGCTTTGCCATATAACCGCAAAACGGCAGCCCGCATAGCTGCTTAATTTCCTTAATCTGTGTAAGCGTTCCTACCAGTCCCGCTGCATTTCCCTTGATACCGCCACCTGTAAGCTCGTCCATGATTGCAGTATCTAAATCCCGTAAAAAATCCGGCTTTTTCTTTGTCATACTTCCTGCCCTTTCCTTTCTTATATGTAAATGGTGTAGTAAAGTGACATCTGCAAATCACTAAACTTATACTGTGCTGTCTGGTCTGGCTCTAATGGTTTCATAAGCCCCAGCTCTTTCCAGCGTCTGTGCGTTATCTCCGGCACTGCTCTAAACTTCTTTACCTCATGCCCGCTGTATTTTCGGTATTCCTCGCTTATCTCATGGTCTGCAAACGGTTTGAACGCTGCCAGATACCCTACGTAAACCTCTGCTTTGCCCTCGATAATGCGCAGGCGGTCTGAACTCTCCAGCGTGCCTATAAATTCCTTTACTGTCACTGTCTGCCTCTCCTACTTCTCTGGCATTTCGTACAGCCTCGGTATTACTGCTGCAAACGGCTGTACGTCCATGCCGCCCCTTATTACGGCTGCACCGCCAGCCGTAAACAGATAGCTTACGCACGCTTTCTGTATCTCGTCCAGCACCTCTAAGCAGCGCTCTTTTGTGGCATACTCTCCAATTTCTTCTAAACACCCGTCACTTATGCAAATTACGTGGCGCTTTTTGTCTGCCTCTGCGCCGCCTCTCTTTTTCTTTATGTCCTCGTACTCTCCATACTCTACGCAGGCGTAATTACCGCCCAGTCTATACAGCTTTTCTTTATTCTGGCTGCGTATATATACCTCGCTCATTGCCTTTATCTCCTTGCCTCTAAGTTTTCCATTTCAGAAATGCAGTTTGACGGTATCAGCTCATAAGCTGCCGCCTCTATTTCTGTAAGCGCCTCTTTGTACTCAATGTATCCCCACGCCTGCCGTGCTATCTCTGGTACGTTCTGCCGTTCCTCAAAATTTTCTATATGCAAAATCTCGTTTCCCTGCGGCTTTGGAAATGTTCCCAGCGATAACGGGCGTAAAGGGCTGTAATATCTGTGGCTCATTCTCCCGCCCCGCTTTCCTCTTTATGTTCTTGGTAGCCCTCTAAATAGCCTAATGCCTCTACGTCAATTTCCTTGCCGTCCTTACCGTCGCTGTTTATCCGAATTTTGCCGTAGTAGGAATAAATACAGCAGCCGTCATAGTCGTATACTCTTATACTGCCCTCTGTGGCTGCCTCTGGTGTTTCAATAACCAGCGGCTCTGCCTGCTGCATCTGCGCTGCTACCTGTTCGTCTGTTACTGGCTCGCTGTTCTTTCCTCTGTACCAGATAGCCAGCATAAACAAAATGATTGCCAGCACGCCTGCCGCTATAACGGCTGTGCACTGTATC